GTTCCATCGTTCTGAGAGTACCAAAAAGGATATACTCCAGTATATACAGAACTACAATTCTCTTCTTGTTTTAGATCCAAAAGATTCTTTCCATAACGAATAGACACCCCTCTATTAACTCCTCGAGTATCATGAAGTTTAACATCAAATCTATCAAACTCATAATCTCCACCATAGATATCTATAATCGAGCCAGTCGAACCCCCAAGTAATGAACGAATACTACGTGGAGTAGAAACAATCATTTCGCCAACAGTCTCTTTATTTGTTATAAAATTAAAAGGACAGACCAACACTGAAGAAGTCTTAAGTTGAATAAGGGCATTTTGAATATTTTCTGCTGTAAAAGGTTGTACTGGATATCCCGTTAAATCATAACTTATATGCTGAGCATTTACTGTAACAATCCCATTTATAGGCTTTGATATAGCATAAATCCTAAAAGGTTGAGGATCTACATACGGATTAGGCTTTGCAAATATTAATTTTCGTAAAGAAAGGTCTAAATAATGAAGACCATTAATTGGATAAGTCATTTCTAATTCGTATGCGCCATTTGCTTCCTCACTAATTGGGCATGTGGTAGCATCACTAAGAGAACCTAATCCATTAGTTATAAATTCGTTTTCATTTGTATCAAATAATGTAATCATATGGTCCACCAATTAGGAGTAACTTCAACTGAGGTTATTCCCCCTGAAAAGGATATAGCATTGTCTCCTGGAACCAATTTAGGAAATTCTTTATTAGAAAGTACGATGTAACTATTTAGATTTATCAAACCGTTATAAGCATCTCCAATCTCACAATTGAGTGTAATATAATTTATAATGTTCGTAATCGTCACTATGGATGCACCAACATGCAAGACTCCATTGCCAGTACCTTTTACAGTAATGATTGGTAACGCTACAAAATCGGTAGGATTTACTAATGTTCTATTTGTCGTTAGAATTTGTGTCACTTCTCCTGATTTAAGAAATCTTTGAGGTTTACAGTTAAATTTTATGGTTGTTCTACCAGCATGTTCAAATAAATTCTCTATAGACCCACTTTCTAAGTACATACCAAGTCTATAATAGTCTGGTTCATAAGAATCTTCTAATCGTCCGTAGCCAGATTTAGCATGTAGCCATTTCGAAATACGATTAGCCATCACAGTGTATGTTTCATCAAATGAGCCTATTGCTATTTTGTATGGTCGATCTACGTTCTTATAAGACCCATTATCCTGTACAATATCTCCGTTTCTACCAGGAACATGTTGCACGTCATAATCCCTTTCAGGAGTCTCATACTCAGGAGGGGCTTCTACCTGAATATGAAGATCTTGAGATTGTATTCCATTAAAAGTTACGCATCCCATACAGCATCTCTCCTTTCTACTTGTCTTTGTAAGATATCTGCTACTTCTAATGCTGCCGCTTTAGGATCAGTACTTGTAATATGAAATACGTTACTAGCCCCTGTGCCAACAGTTGATGCAAATGTTTTTAATGAATCTATAGCATCTTTTAATATCCCTGTTGAATTAACGGACTCGTCGGCAGTCTGATTTGTTTTCATAGTTTTAGCCGTGCTATTAACCGTATCAAGAGATCCAGATATAGCATAATTGCCTAAACTATCCATAATACCGTATAATTGCTTACTGCCATTTTGAATTTCTGATAGGTCTAGAACAGGTCTTATAATTGGACTACTGTCCATACCATCATTAATAGCATCTGAAATGCCAGAAATGGCACTAGACATTGCACTAATTGCACTTTTACCAAGATTTTTAGCCGAATCTGTAACTTTACTAGCATAATCCTTTAAAGCGTTAGCATATCCAAGTACAGAATACTTACCTAAACTGGCAAATGCTGTAGATGGTGAGTGAATTCCTAGAACACTTTTTGCCGAATTTAATACGGAGTTTGCTAAGTTAGATGCCCAACTTGCAGCATAGTTTATTTTATCTCTTAATCCTTGAACAAACCCATCAATAACGTTAGATCCTGCATTTCTAAAGTTACTTGCCCAATTTGTTATTCCACTAATGCAATTAGACATTATACTTGCTATGCCATTTGTTACTTCTCCTACTTTGTTTCTTAATCCTTGTGCTAAATAACTAATAACTGTACTTCCGGCATTTGAAAACGATCCAACAGCACCAGAGAGAACAAGAAGACCTGCATGTACAAGAGCGTCCATTAGATTTTGCATAGCCTTAACAAGTGCTGGTGTATTATTATTAATAGCTAAGGCTAAACCATTAACAAAGCATATAATTAAGTTAAAAGCCGCTTGTATAATGTCTGGGAGTTTTGAAGCAACACCATTAACAAACCCAATTACAACATCTATACCAGCTTGTACTACTAAAGAAATGTTATCTGAAATTACCTTCAAAGCTTCAAGTAAGATTGTAAATACTTGTTGAAGAATTGTTGGTGTATACGTAACTAAAGCTGTTAGTACACTAGATAAAAGTTTAAATACTCCATCTACAATTGCGGGTATTGCCGTAACTATAGCAGACACAACTGATGTTATTATAACGACAACTGCCGAAGTAATGGCTGGTGCACCATTTATTAGAACGTTGCATAATTCAATTAAACCTTCTCCAAATCGTTTTAGTATAACAGGAATCAACCCGGCTATACCAGTTATTATAATTGTTAATGATGCCGTTATAGCCGTTGCCCCAGCAGTAGTCACTGCCGCAAGTAAACCAAAGGCGGTTGCTACAGTAGTTAAACCTATACCCATTAATACTAACCCAGCCCCAAATCCAACTACACCTAATCCTATTAAGACGAATGCCGCCGATAAAGCTAGGATAGTTGGAACTAATGGCGTTAATACAAGTCCTGCAAGTCCTAATACTACAAAGACACCAGCTAGAGTAGCCAAGCCTTTTGCAATACTCTCCCAACTCATCGTACCTAGTAACTTTAAAGTAGGAGCCAATATTGCTAAGGCCGCCGCCGCTACTAATAAAGCCGCAGATCCAAGCATTGAACCACTCATTAAATATAAACCTAAGGATAGTTCAGCTAATGCTCCACCCATGGCAACTAAGCCCTTAGCAATCTCCTCCCAAGACATAGAACCCATAGTTTTAAGAGCAACCGCTAATATGTTCAAAGCAATTCCAACTGCTATTAAACCTATGCCCGTAAGTACAAGATCTTTAGGCATTAGTTTTGCCGCTAGAATAACTTGATCTAACGCTGCGCCCATTGCGACTAATCCTTTAGCAATTGATTCCCAAGACATACTACCAAAAGTAACTAAGGCAGAAGCCAGTATCTTAATTGAAACAGCCATAACGCCTAAAGCTAAACCTGTTGATATTATGCCCTTAGTTCCTCCAGATATTTTAGTAAATAAAGTAATCTCTGCAAGTAAAGCGGCAATACTTACAAAACCTTTTGCTAGATCGCCCCAGGACATACTTCCAAAATCTTTACATGCTGAAGCTAAAACTTTCATGGCCGAAGCTAAAACGAGAATACCAATTGCTGTAACTAATGTTTTATTATTGAAACTTGCTAATTTGAGAAACACAAGAATTTGATTAAGAAGCACCCCAACACCAACTAATCCTTTAGCAAGTCCCGACCAACTAAGAGTTGACAAATCTTTACAGGCAGAAGCTAATACTTTAATTGCTAATGCAAATATAACAAGACCACCTGCCCCTTTAATCATTTGTTCACTTCCTTTTGATAGTATCTTTGCGGATAGCACAAGTGTTGTAGATATTGCTGCTATTCCAACTACTCCTTTAGCTATACCATTCCAATCCATATCTCCAAGTTTCTTCATAGCTGTTGCCAATATGTCAACTGCTAACGCCATTGCTATCATAACTAGACATGATTTTGCACTCGCACTTGAATCTTTACTAATCTTATTGAATATAGCCATAGATATTAATAATTCAGCGAATAGAGTACTAATAGCCACAAGCGAACTAGCTAACTTACCAGAATCTATTAACGAAATAGCAACTATTGACGCTGCAAGAAGAGCAATTGCTATGGATATCTTAAGTAATGTATCTGCCTTAAGTTTTGTTTGGTATGCCTCTAAACTACCTCTAACGCCATCAAGTATCTTTGTTACACCATCTAACATGCCCTTTAACTCGCCTATTGGCTTGGATACATTACTTAGAAACTTTGCAATGGCTAGAGCAAGACCTCCCAACGATACACCACTAATTAAATCTAATATACTACTAAAATCGGCATTTCCTAATTTATTAATAAGAGCATCTGTCATCTGTCCTAATACCTTAACTATGCCCTCTCCAACAGTCTTCGTAAATGTCCATAAAGCTGAAAGAACTTTTACAAATTTACTATTAGCAAGAGCTATTCCAAGATTTCCAATTGCTGTTCCAATATCTTGTGCGGCTATTCCAACTCCACTACTCATATTTCCTGCGGCATTTGTAACCTGAGACATACGGTCACTAAGTCGTTGAAGAAACTCGTGTAATATTATAAACCCATTAATACTAAAATTGGTACCAATAGTATTAAGAAAAGCACCGACACTATCACCAACTGCACCAAACACTGATTCAACACTTATAACAAATAATTTTACAAAGTCTCCAAAATTTTGTAGTACCTTATTAAAAATGTCCGTTCTTCTAATTAGATTATCTAAGCCAACTAGCCATCCCCCAAAGGATGCTGTAACGCTTAAAACTCCACTAGAAAGTCCGCCAGTTACGCCTATTACACTAGCAACTGCGCGAAATACTGCGGAGAAAGCCTGACCACATATATCTAAGACAGCAAATAATCCTTTAAATGTTAATTTAAGATTAGTGGCATCCGTTTCCCCCATTTTGAAATTTGCAGTAAGATCTCTAAGTCCTTTAGATATTGCAACAAGTTGTGCCCCCGTCATTGGGGGAAAAATCTCTTTAAACGCTTCACTTATAGGACCTAGTATCGATTGTAAACCTTTAAAAGCGTTTGAAAGTGCCTGTATTATAGCATCTCTTCCACCATTATCGTGCCAGAATTTAAGCATCTCATTTCTTGCATTCATAGAGGCCCCAACTATACTACCAAATCCATCTGATAGTCCTGTGAATAGTTTGGCTGCTTCATCTTTACCACCTATTATACTTTCCCAAGATGTTGACCAGCCTTGTTGTACTGCTTCTGTAGACGTTGTCCATAATTGTGTTAAAGTTTTAACTTGCGTTGCTGCTTGTAGTAAGCCTTTATCAGTAGAAAACCCAGCAAGTGTTGCTGTCAATACTTTTGTTGTTAACCAACCATCTTGAAGTGTGTCTCTAAACGACTTAGTATTATCTACAACTATTCCCATTCCTTTTGCTGTCTTTTTTAAAGCATCTTGGAAATAAGGACCACCCATTCCAGCGTTAACAACAGAATTCCAATCCATAAGTTTAACTGTTCCTGACGACATTGCTTGTGATAATTGATACATGGCTGTGGCTGCTTGTTCGGGGGTTGAACCCATACCAGCGGCAAGATTTCCAATACCTTTAATTGCCTCAGTGGATGTCTTTAACGAAACACCCGCCGCAGTAAAAGTACCGATATTTCTAGCCATGTCTGAAAAATCGTATATGGTCATTTTAGCATAATCGCCAAGATCTGCTAATGCTGCATTAACATCAGAAAGTTTAGTTCCTTCTTTTGCAGTATTTGTAAGAATAGTAGTAATCGTATTCATCTTAAGTTCATATTGGGATAGACCTGACATAATTGGGTCCACCGATAGTGCTGACATAATACGTTTCCCAGCAACTATTGCAGAATTTGTTATCCCAGCAAGAGCCGTTATAGCCACTACTTCAAGTGCAGAAAATCTTAATTTTATAGCATCTACACCACCGGTAATTCCATCAAAAGATATCTTATTTGTAGCATCGCTAATTGATGTCAAGCCTTTAGCTGATGAAGAAAGATCTAAACCCTTCTTTAAGTTATTTAGAGTGTTAACGCTAGTTTTGACATTTGATTCAAACTGACTATTGTCAAATTTCATAGCAACAACTCTTTCATCTATAGTTGTACTCATAAGTTAATAACCTCCTTCCAGGCATACTCCGCCATTTTATCAAATATTGGTTTTAGAGCAGGATTAATATAATCACGTCCTTGAACATATCCTCCATTTTTTGTACCATGCCCATACTGAAGAATAATTGCGATAGGAACCTTATTTACAAAATTAGAATTAAACCAAGTTATACTTGATCGCCCTTTAGTATTAGAAATTTTATAATACCATGAACTTGCGGTCACACCTGAATTAACGGGCGTTACTGCTGAAAGAGCAGATACCCCTTGTTGCCCGAATCTAGCTAATTGACTTAGACTAACTTCTGCATTTAAGGAGGCCTTAAAGAATTTATCAGACTTTGAGAAATCTCCCGTATGGGTAAATGTTATCATAGCAACGCCCCTTTTCTTTAACCTTTACTATTTAATTTTTTCCTTCGTGAATCGTTTAATGTTTTATTTCTTGACATTACTTCGTTATTACTCATCTTCTTTGGTTTATCGTTCTTTTCTTTACAGACTTTAATAAGTGTAAGAAGTCTATTTAAATGCCATTTTTGGCAATCAAACGGGATCGTCAACGATATCATCCAATAATAGATTATCTCTGACGTAATTATATCCCTATTAACTTTTGTTTGTTCATTATAGAACCAAGTAGCAGTCATAGGCATTTCTATGTACCTACTAACAGTTCTTATATTATCATTTGTAATGTTGACATATGCTTGTGGATCTACATTTTGGGTAATTGTCATGCATCTTATGTAATCTATTGTTTCTTCTATTGTTTTTTCTTCTTTAGTTAGAAACGCTTTACACCATTTTGATTCCCATTTGGAAAGGGAGACTAATGAATGCTCCAACTGTATGGTGTATTCTTTTGAACTTAGGAATTCATTCTTAATTTCATCATAGCGTTCAATTGCTGGTATTTTAAGTTGAAGCATCATAGGCCTCCTCTATTTAATCTGTTGTGTTACTGGTGTTATTGATGGAGTTATCCCATTAACAAAACTAGCGGCTGACGTAGCGTCCGTAGCCAATTCCATAAATAGATTAGAGTACGCTTCAGTTTGAGAAAAAGCTTCAGTTATTTCCTTATTTTTAATAAACTTTCTTCCATCTGGTGACTTTTCTCCATACGCTTTTAGAATAAGGTCTTTAAATATCTTAATAATAGCTGGTGTA